ATCCTCATGACATTGCCGTGATCAATGATTATCTGGCTGCTTATATGCAAGGACACAAGAACAGTATACAAGCGAACCGAAACAACGTGGTTTACAATGGGGTGATGAATACCTTATCTGGGGTTGCGGGTATCGCTGGCAGCTTAGCAAGTCCGGTAGGCACCGCTGCTGGTGTAGCGAATGGGGTTGTCAATACCATTCAAGGTGCCGGAAATGCAGTCTTGCAATTGCAAAGTATCAACGCCCAAATCAAAGACATTTCCAACATCCCGCCTTCCATCGCCAAAATGGGCGGAAACATCGCCTTCGACTATGGGAATGAATACGATGGGTACCATATTGTATTCAAACAAATCAAACCGGAATACCAGAAGAAACTGTCTGATTTCTGGCATGCTTACGGCTACAAAGTGAACGAACTGAAAGTACCGAATTTCCACACCCGCTTGTCTTGGAACTATGTGCAGACGTTGAATTGCAGAATCTTGGCTGACCTCAACAACGAGGATCTGGCTGAACTGAAAGCCATTTTCGATAATGGCATCACGTTATGGCACACCGATGATATCGGGAACTATGATTTATTGAACGGAGGGATCTAATTGGTCCGCAAACGCACCCGCAAAAGCCCCGCCGACTTGCAAGGCGAATTCGCCAACAGTTGGTATCTGCATTATTTCGATTACTTATGCAGCCTGGCTTATCAGTTGTTTGAATGGGAGAACCTCCCACCCAGCATTGACCCGCGTTACCTGGAAATGATTTTGCATCAACAAGGGCGCGTGGGATTTTTCAACGATCCAGAAATCGGCTATATCGCCGTCCAGGGTACGATCTCCGGCACCTTGGATCATTACCACCTACCCAAACAGTTTCACGCCACCGCCCCACAGTACACGAAAACGTTTGAAACGTTCCGGTACAGTGATATGGACAAATCCGCCGATAGCGGTGTGGTGATCTGGAACAATGACTTGCATAAATCCACGTTCCCTAGTTTACGCATGTTTGCCGAAGACTTGTCGGAACTGAAAGAGATCATCAAAGTCAACCAGAACGCGCAGAAAACACCCGTCCTGATCACGGCCAACGACAACAACAAGCTGTCCATGTTGAACATTTACAACCAGTATGAAGGGAACGCACCCGTGATCATCACCCACGAAAGCGTGAATACCGACAGCATTAAAGTCTTCAAGACCGATGCCCCGTATGTAGTGGACAAACTGAATACGCAAAAGAACGCGGTTTGGAATGAAGTCATGACCTATCTTGGCATCAAGAACGCCAACCTGGAAAAACGGGAACGCATGGTGACGTCAGAAGTCGATTCCAACGATGAACAGATTGAATCCAGTTCCAACATCTTCTTGAAATCACGGGAAGAAGCGTGTCTGTTGATCAATGAACTGTATGACTTGAACATCAAAGTAAAGGTACGCAAAAGCGTAGCCGATGAACTGCTGCAACTGGCTAACCCACAAGAAGGAGGGAAACCGAATGGCTGATTACACGATTGAATTACGGCGTTACATCGACAGTTTCAGCTATGGATCTTCCCTCACTCGGAAGGAACAAATGGACATCGGACGGAAACACTTGTTTGATTTCGACTACCCGTTCTTTGATGAAAACTACCGGGAAACGTTTGAGCAACATTTCGTGACCCACTTCTATATGCGGGAAATCGGCTTTGAAACGATGGGACTGTTCAAAATGCGCCTGGAAGACTGGTTAAGTTTGAATATGCCCTACTACAACCAGTTGTTTTTAAGCGAAAAGATCACCTTCGATCCGTTGACGAACACGAAAACCATTTTGTCGGCCACCACCGATAAAGACCGCACGCAAGCCACGAGTACCGATGGCAGCACAACCGGCAACGACACCAGCCACGCAACCGGAAGCAAGAACACCGATGAAACGCTGACGGAAAAGAACTTCAACCGCGAATTGACCGCCAGCATGCCGGAAGACCGCTTGCAGCTGGTGAGTGATCCCGGCGAAAGTATTCTGAATTATGCGGATAGCATTGTCGAGAACCACGAAGACAACCTGAACAACCGGGACCAAACCGTGACGAACACCACCGATGCCACAACCACAACCGGCACGGACACAACGGTGAATAGTGATTTGACACAGAACGACAAAGAAACCTTTAACCAATTAAGGGAAGGGAAAGTCGGATCACAGTCTTTCGCTCAACTACTCATGGAATACCGCAGAAGTTTGTTACGGGTGGAGAAACAAGTTTTTGATGAAATGAATGAGTTGTTCATGCTTGTATACTAGGTGCGATGAAAAGCGCTTAGAAGTCCGTAGGTAAGACAGAAACACAAAAGGGAAGTGCTTTTCTTTCCGTTTGTGGTTTTGGCTTAACGCAGTGGCTTCTGCTTTTCAGAACCCAATAATTCTCACAATACCGAAAGGAGTTTTACCCTATGACCTACCCGATTTTGGGATCTTATTTTCCCTCCACGTATCAAAAATACGTCCCGCAAGCCTTTGACAATAGTTTAGACTTGTATGAACAAATGACCGCTTTGATTGCCTTCTTGAACGGCGTGGTGGATAACTTCAACAGCTTGTCCAACACCACACAAGGCGACTTGACCACGATTGCAGAAGTCGTCAACACACTGAATGACAGCCTGGAAACCTTCAAAAGCAACCTGGAAACCGAAGTCCTTCCGTCGAACCTGGTCGCCATTCTGGAAAACTGGTTGGCAAACGGCACCTTGGCTACGATCCTGACAACCGAACTGCTCGACAACAAAGCCAACGCTGCGGACTTAACCGCCTTGTCCGGTCAATTCACGGCTTTGTCCGGTACGGTGACAGCCGAACTTGGCACCATTGATGATAAAGTCGAAGCCGGCTTAAACGTCTTGACGATCCCGGTAACGGCCTATATGAGTGCTGCCGAGAAAGCCGATATCTTGTTGGCTACCCCGTTATTGGATCACACCGCTGCGGTGCAAGCCTACGTGAACGCAATGGCATCTTTGGGTTGGTACATCCTGACCTTCCCGAAAGGCACCTATCGTTTTGCGAACATCAACCTAGGCAACAAAGAATGGTCCATCCAGGGTGCTGAAGCCAGCAACGGCTACATGCAAGACACCCGCTTCAAGATAATCGCCGGAACCAACAGCCTGGCCTTCACCGGCCAGAACCGCTACATCAGTTTCAAGAATGTGCGCGCCGAATCCACCGGCAACAAAGCGGACGGGTTGAACGCGGGCTTCTACCGGAATACGCTTGGGAACGGAAACTTCATCACGGCTGAAAACATGAGTATCAGCAAGTTCTCCGGCACCGTCTTTGATGTATTGGATATCATCGACAGCCAGTTCCTGAATCTGAAAATCGACAACGTGAACAAAATCTTCCGCTTTGGTTTATCGCAATGGACACGGGGCACCACGGTCACGATTGACAAAGGGTACTTCACCAACAGCACGCTGGTGTTTGATTGTGACCACACAACCGAAAGCAAACTAGTGGATTCGATCATCGAGTTCTGCGGGATGGGGCACATCAATGAAGGTTCCTGGACGATCGACAACGTGTACTTCGAGAACAACGTGTCTAATCTGTACGCCACCAACAGCCGCTTGACCCTTGGGTTTATCTTCGACTTAACCGCCTTGGATGAAATCATCAACGAACAAGCCGGACTGGACTACTTCAATAGAGGGAAAAGTCGCGTGACCCCGTTGGGTGGTTTCTTCACCCGTTTGGAAGCTGACTATGAAGCGGCCACGATGGCGATTGAAGCCAACTATTCAAGTGGTATCTGGTATGAAATCGGCGAATGGGTGGCCAACAAGATCGGCGCTCAAATGAAGATCACCTTCAATGGCGGCGCGGGTTACGGACAACAAGTTGGAGGGGATGGCCGTCTGGCGGTGTGTGGGGAAACGACTTTGTATGTTTCCCAAGCTAACAATGCCAATCCGGATCTACCGAACGCCGTAGCGTACGCGAAAAACCAAGGTCCTTCCCCAGCCATTGCAGAAATCAAAGTGGTGAGTACCAATTCCGACCGCACCATGTTTAAGGTGTACGCGAAAACAAACCCGCTGGCTAGTCGTGTGGGTGTGCACGTCCAGACCGGACACGGGTACTTCCTGAAAAGCATGTTGGAGAACGTGGCTGATCCTGGCGCTGCGAGTTCCGTTGTAGTAAGCGTACCTTTCCAGGTATAAATTAGGTGCGATTAAAATTGTATAGGTGTATCGGTTCGGTACACCTATTTTCTATATAACCTTATATGAAAGAAGGACGAAACAATGGAACTAATCGAAGCAGCCATGACAAACGGGGATCAATTGACGTTTAGCGTGTTATTCGTGGGGATGTTACTCTATGTGATCAAGACCAACGACAAGCGCGAAGAAAACTACCGTGACACGATCAAAGAACTCACGACCGCTTTAAACGGCTTTGAAGACCTCAAAAATGCCGTAGCCGATATCAAAACAAAAGTCGATAACTGGAGAGTGTAACATGAAAGAAATTCTCATTCCCTTAAATTTCACCACAACGCCCGTCCTTTATGATAGTAAACAAAGTTTCAGCGCATCCGATGAAGCATCGGGTGTGTTGACCTTTACCACAACCGCAGACGTTACCGGCACCGTAGCCAGCTTGACGATCCGCAACGCGAGCGAAAACGCCAACCGCCAAACGGTGATTGTCGAACGCTTGGACGTGAACAGTTCGCCATTTAGTTACATCATCGTGAAGCCGTTACCTTTCGGAAACTACGAAGGCGAGATCACCCTGAAAAAAGGCACGCAGATTGTTGCCAGTGCGGTTTTCTTGTTTGGTGTCAACAGCAGCCTATCCGCTTCGGTCTTGCCAAAACTGGTGGAAGCTTATTCCCTGGATGCTTTGGTGGAGGAAGTGGAAACAGAAGTCAGCAACTTGAAAGATGCTTACACCGTGACAGTGAGTGAAACCGTCAAAGGTGTGAACAAGACCGAAGTACAGGAAGTACGGGTTCACCACGCTGACCGCATTGCTTAAACAGACGCAGCGTACATTCTCCCGATCACGGAAAACCGTATCCATCAAGTTCAATAAGGCGTTGACTTCATTCGGCATATACCCGCT